CATGTTGCCATGACCAAGACCAACAGTGGTGTTACATTGTTTATCAATGGTGTTTTACAAACCAACAGTGCCAACACTGCCATTGTGGGCAGTCCACAAACAGGCACCCCTATCTCGATTGGTGCTTACGCTGGTTATTATCCCAATGGATTTATCACTGACATCAGAATCGTTAAAGGGGCAGCAGTATATTATGGCAATTACACAGTGCCCACTGCCCCGCTGACCACTACACAAAGTGCCAGCGCAAACATTCTTGCCATCTCGTCTAATGTTACGTTGTTGTTGACAGCAGCAAGTGCGGCCAATCTCTTGGTTGATTCCAGCTCGATAAACAACACAGTTAGCAATTTTGGATTAAACTACAGTGGCAACAGTCCGTTCTATACCGGCACTATTCCCAGTACCAGCACCACAACTGGTGCATTGGTGATCACGGGCGGTACCGGCATCAGTGGCAATTTAAACGTTGGCGGCAACTTGGTCAGTACCAGCACTATTGTTAACACTCCGGGAACAAATTTATTACCGTTGAACACCACATGGGGCAATCCTTGGAGCAATACTGGCATGACATTGACTTTGTCACAACTTGATCCATTTGGCGGCAACAATGCTGTACTGCTCAATGACGGAACCACTACTGGTCAACATTTCAGTTATGTTTATGTAAACAACACAGTGGGTGCACCCTATACCTTTAGTTTTTATGCCAAATCCAGTGGAACTGCAAATCCTGCTGCCTACATGGCAATTTACTATTACAACCCCAATGTCGGCATAATCTTTAACATGTCCACAGGTGCATACAGTTCCACCATTGGCGGCACTGCTTTGAGCTTTAGTTCAACCAACGTTGGTAACGGATGGTGGAGATTTACGCTGACCCAATGGGGATATCTCCCAACAAATAATGCTTGGGAAATTTGTATGGTAAACAGTACTGGCACTAATTTTGGTGGTACTGGCGGAAGTTATACCGGCACCAATCAAACAGTGTTGATATATGCCCCGCAACTGGAATATGGATACACTGCATTGCCTCCAGTGATAAACACCACCAGCTCGGCAATTTACAACAACCCAACAATTAAATTCAGTAACACCGCGTCCCAAATCAGCATGGACATCAACAGTAACATTGTGGTGACATCGGCCAATATTGTTTTAAACGGCAATGTATTGGGCAACGCCATGCCCGGCGGCATCATCACCAGCAGTGCATTGGGTTACATTGGTTTGCCACAAAACACACAAAACTCAAACTACACACTACTGCTCAGTGATCAAGGCAAGAGCATTTATTACACTGCCAATGCCAACATCACCATCCCCACCAATGCTGTTACTCCATTCCCGGTTGGTTCAACTATCACCATCACCACTGCTGCATTGACCAGTGTAAACGTCACTGTTGCCACTGATACCCTGTATCTTGCGGGCGTGGGCTCGCAAGGCAATAGACTGGTATCACCATACGGTCTTGCTACATTGACAAAAGTCACACCCACTTCCTGGTACATTGGCGGAACCGGAGTCAGCTGATGGTTGCAGTAGTCACAAACCCAACCGGCATTGTTCGATCAAATTTGATTGCTTGGTTGGATTTTAGCAATCCTGCTAGTTATCCAGGATCAGGCACAACAGTGACCGATCTCAGCGGCGCCGGGGCACATGGCACCATCAACTGGAGCGGAAGCCCCACTTGGGTCAGCAACGGGCAAGCCAGCTACTTGAACTTTGCCACTGCTGCAAGTACAAATTATATCAGCAGCACTGTGACTGCAAACTACATGGATTGTTGTTTGGTGTTTTATCCTGATTTTAATTACGGGCCAGGAATAGCCGAAGCTATTAGTGCAGGCGTGAATTCAGATGAGAGTATACGATTTCAAAATGCCAACGGTGGCGGAGCCATATGGCAATTGGACGATCCAGGAAATAACAATGCGTATATGTACAATGGTGGAACTTATTACCTAAATGGCACCCCCACCAACACAAATTCAAGTTTGAGCAACGGATGGAATATCCTAAGCGGAACTAGAACCAATTTGACACAGGGTGCGTTTTCTGCTCCTTGGAGTTATTATTGGGGGTGTGCTTACAGTGGACGCTACTTTCAAGGGCGCTTGGCATTTATAGCTCTGTACGGGGCTGCACTGACTCCGGCACAACAGTATCAAAACTATGCCAATTTGAGAGGAAGGTTTGGAATTTAATGCAACGACTTAAACAGTTATATCGCAGCAACTATGGTGGCGAAAACATAATCACTGCCATGACCTTTCAATGGAATACTCGTTTCCCCACAACCGAGTTTGTGCCCAACAGTGTTTATAACACGCACACCACTTCACAGGCAGTGGCAATTGGCAATGGCGAAAGTAGAAAAAACTTTGATTTGAAATTGGTGATAGATCACATCGGCGGCTTGGGCGGTTGCGACAGTTTGCAAAGTTATGGTTGCAATGCTGTTTACCGTAATTGGCGTCCAGATTTTTTAATTGCAGTTGGTGACGAGATTGTAAAAGAAATTGCCGAGAGCAACTACTGTGACAACAACATTGTGTACGCCAACGCCGAATACCTGCTGAAATATCCCAACAAGTTTTACATGATCCCGCAAAACGTCATGTACGATGCCGGAGCAATTGCCGCTTACATGGCCTGCTTTGATGGACACAAAAAAGTATTTTTAATCGGATACGATGGATACGACAGTGAAGCACCCTACAACAATCTGTATAAAAACACCAACGGATATCTTGACAGCGAGGTTCGACAAAACGGAGTATTTTTTGCAAGAAGTCTTGAGCAAGTGATATTGGCCTATCCCGATGTAGACTTTGTGCGAGTGATGCCCACAAAGTATCACTGGGCTCCGGTGGAACACACACAGTTGCTTAATTTTAGACAAATAACTTATCAAGAATTCATTTACGAAGCCGACATTGGCATGGTGGGCTAGTTTAAGATATTTTCCAAAGTTTTGATTTTTCGACGCACAATATCAAAACTGAAACTGCGCCACAATCCAGGGTGCAGGGGTTTGGGGTAGTCATCCAGTTCGACCCAGCAGTAGCCTCGATGTTCATCGTTTAGGACGGGCACAAATTCATTCTCTACACTGACCAAAAAAGTATAGTAAACAAATTTTCTATTGTCCGCAGTGAATGTTTCCAGAGGAATAAATTTGTTATTGGTGTAGTCCACTCCAATTTCTTCGCGTATTTCTCTAATCAAGCCCTGCATCACAGTTTCGCCAAGATCCACCTTGCCGCCCACTATGCCCCAGCTTCCGCTGTGTTTGCTTTTGTTGCGTAACAGAAACAAGTAACGATTGGTTGTTTTGGCGTAAATTAATGCGCCACATCCCTCTAGTGGTTCGCTCATTACAGTACTAGACTCCATTCGCCGCTGGTGTATAATCCATCATAACTCTTGACCCATTGTGACCCGGTCCAACAATACTGTGTGGTGGTGTTCAAGTTGGTCAAGTATTGAACTCCGGGAGTGTTTTGACTGTCAAAGGTTACAGCCCAATATGTGCCGTTCCAGGTAATTATGTCATTGGCATTGGCCACTAGATTGGTACCAGCAGTGCCTTGCCAGGCCACTGCACCCATATCGCCCACAGCACCAATTGGATTCAGTATCAAATAACTTGTGCCCAAAGCAGGCGATAAAATATTAAAGTTGGTGATGCTGACATTTTGCGGATCAATAATGGCATTGACCGATGCTAGAGTATTGGCCGGGAAAGTGGCAGGATCGGGATTGTAAATCAATTGTGAGGGATTCACAGGATTGTAAGCCACAGTGCCCACTATCTCGTGTTGTCCGTCGGGATAATCAAAATACAAGCGCACTTGACTGATGCCGTTGGTGAGTGAACCATACAGGTTCACCATGTCTTCCCACCGTGCAGTGGGGCCATTGGCAACACCATCAATCTCGTTGCTGTTTGATTTGTATAGTGTCAAGGTATTGCCACTGTAAAAAACGTTATAGTTCAAGGGAGTAAATCTTTGTCTTGAGGCCAGGCCCGATGCAGCAGTAATAAAGTCGGGATTCAAGTCCCCTTCTGCATTATACAGACTAGCAATAATTTGTGCAACCACTCCGCCTTTCTTGACCATGGCAGGTAAACTCAACCATATGGGCAATTCAAAAGTCAAGGTCATTATGTCTATGGTTTCTTCGCCACCGGCTGGTACACTGCGACTGGTGTACTGCACCGAGTTCAGTAACACAACACTCAAACTGGTCCAGTCTAAAAAATTATCATTGCTTTGTATTTCCAATCCAGGATTGAACAAGGGCAACAGTTGTTCTACAATTTGATGTTTTTGATCGGTGTTGCTGGTCCAAACATCACACACCATGGTCAACTTGTACGGAGCCGGCATCAATCGATCCACAGAATAAACACCGTCCTGAGAGTTGGTGTATGTTTGTGTGGTCTCGTTGAACTGTTGTTCACGCACAATCACAGTATTGTCAAAATAGGGATTTTGCAAACGCTCACGGTCATAGTCTAATCCGCTGATCCATACACTCATTGCAGGAACTGCATTCAGTGTGTTCTCGCTATTTTGTTTTAGTATGGTGGCAGCTTGTCTCGAGGGATCGCCATAATATACCGGAATAGTTTGCAAAGTGTTGTTGCCAAACTCGACTTGGAAGTTGCTCAACATTCTAATAAATTGAGCAACAAAGCGACGTATTTGTCCATCGTATGAAAATTGTACTAATGACATGTTTAATTCTCGTTATTATCTGCTTTTGGAGTCATTACTTTGCTTAACGATTGACGTGAATTCCACGTGTCTCCAAGACTGTCTTTGTAAGTGTTTGTGTTATTTACAAATTGATTGCGTACTGTTGAATTATTTGTAGCTCCAGGAGTAAGCCCGGTTCGCAACACATCTTCCACCTTGATCCAATAACTGCCGTTGAATCTAAACAAACGATTTGGCAAGTAGTCCAGTCGTAAAAAGAAATCGCCTGTATTGGGATTTAGCGGGAAAGCAATGCCCGACCCCACTGGCAATCCATTTGGCGGAATACCATCCTGTGTCAAGTAACCTTGTATTTTATTTGTGGGACTGGCGGGTCCAGAATCGCCAGTGATGTATCCACCATCGGCAGTGACACCGGTGGTGTCGACCGCAAGCGGATTGCCCAGTGGATTTGCATGGTCATCGGTGGTGGGCAATGTGTAAAACGAAGTTGTGTCGTATCCGCTGAGTGGAACATCACTCTCGGCTTTTAATATAACCGCTTGATTAACATTCAAGTAAGTGTCAAGAGTGCTCAAAATTGCGCCCACTGGAGTAGTGGTGCTGGCACCGGCCGGCAAGTTGTTGAGTATGTCCTTGTACTCTTGTGAGTCTACTAACGGATTGAGTTTGACACGCCACAGGTGTGGCCACCAGGTGGGGCTGAATCCCTCGCTGGCAAAACTGGCATCACCAACAACGTAAAAGCGTTTCAATGCCGCCGGCACATCTTGTACCAAACTGTCGTAGTCCAGCAAGTGTTGTAGTTCTAAAACATCACCGGCCATGAGTTTACGCCCAATTTGGTCCACCATGTCACGCAAATGAAACACCATGAAAATAGTGCCAGTTTGTAAAAATAAACCAAATTGGCTGAGATCAAAGTCCTGGTCGGCACGTTGATAGATACCGCGCATTTTGTATACATTGTGATCGTATTTTCTATCGCGGTTCTCGGTCCACAATAAATCTTGTATGTTCTGTTCGCTTTGATTTGAGTAAACCGGTTGTGAGGGATCCGAGCTGAATCCAATGGTACTGCCTGAACCAACAACACTGGATGTGGGTTGATTTAGAGTAACAGTTGTGGCATTGATGGCACTGACTTGAGTTTTTGCTGCAATGTTTGTGCCGTATACATAGTCGTTGAGTTGTACACCCAGTGTGTTGCTAAACGTCAGCGGACTTGATGTGGTGCTTTGGGCCGCAGTGGTTGTTATTTGTGTACCACTCACCGCAGCATTTGGTCCCAGATATTTGTTCAGCAGTATGCCAGTGCCACCAATGGTAAACATCTCGCTGATTCTGCGATCTATAAACTTGTAATCGTTTGTGTGCCGGCCATCTTGCCAAAGTGAGAGTCTTGCCACTTTAAATTCCTGAAATATAGTGTATTTACCCAATTTGACAGGGAATGATTTATCTAGTATAATTACGAGTATGCAGTCACACAGTCCCGCACTCTACAACCGAATAGCCGATGCCCGTCCCATGGTGATTCGCCTGCGTGACGCCAATCTGCATCTCATGTTTCAAAATTGTGTGGAATATTGGGCACGATTGGACGGGGAATTTGTGGAATGCCGACGCCGAAAGCGAGTAACACAAAAGTACACAGAAATAGCCCAGCAGTTGGACGAAGCTCTTGTTGTATTAGAGCAACACCTGACGTTTGGCGCTTTATTGAAAATGTAGTATAATACTATTTTAACGGGAGTAATCTATGGCCACAGTTGCAGGCATCAAGATCAAAACAAAACAAACCAAAGTGCGTAATCCGGCTTTTCACGATGAAAAGTACACCGGAGGCGAGCCCGACTGGGACGCCAGCGATATTGAACTGAGCGATAGTGACTTTGATCATAAACTGAGAAAAAGTTTTTACTACTACAACTATTACTACAGTCAAAAAGACGCCCGTAAAAATGTCATCGAGTGGTTGCGTTTGCAAACCAAACGATTTACACGAGAGCAGATACGAACATTTGAACGCACCAGCGATCGCAGTATTCCAATGACTGCCTGTTGCATCATCATGGCAAATATTCGTGCCAACATGCCGTTAAAGCCCAGACACATTGAGTTTTTGGATAAATGCATACTAGAAGCCATTGCGGGTGCTGAACCCGAAGTACAGGAAGTGGTAGCAGAAGTCAAAGAAACGTACCGTGCGCCCACAATTCAAGATCGTTTGCAAGAATAAACAAGTGAGATAATTGGCGAGCTAGAAGGGCATTACGATGATGCGACCCTGAGTGCGAAAAGCACATTCAAGCCCTATGACTATCTTGTAAGCAACAATGTGGTACAAAGCCAATTGGGCAAGTACGAG